CGGTTTTCACCGTCCTCCCCGCCGTTTTTATCGCCGCGCTTTGCATGAGTTGGTGTAGCGTCCGCACAATGGCTATATACAATTCAGATAAATTCATTCTGCACCTCCGTTTTTTGCATAGAAAAAGCCGCTATGAGATCATAGCGGCCCCTGCCCATTTTTATTATGCGGCGTGTTCGGCGAGATACGTTGCGACATCTTCCTGGTAAATCTGTGGTACGACTTTCTGCTCCCCGGTCTTGTCATCTTCGGAGATCGCCCATTTCCCGGAGCGAACGAGATACGCATAAACGGGGATCATGTATGCCCATTTTTTCATTTCTTGTCACCCCCTTTCTGCAACTCTTCGAGCGCAGACAGGCGCGCATTCATCCCGGCCAACGCCTCCATCATATCTAACTTTTCATTGTCGATGTACGGCTCCTGCGGCTGCGTAGGCTCTGCCGGCTGCGTTGGTTCCGGATCCGGCGGCTTTGGCTTTGCGACCTGCTCCCACTCGCAGCCTTTGTAGTAGAGATCGTAGCCCTCTTTTACCTTCGGCGGCTTGGTTTCGGTCATGTTCCCGGGGATTTGCCATGCGCCCGATATGGGGCTGCGGTCGGTGTCGTCAAGCGTGCGCACGCCGAGGTATTTCCCGTCGGATGCGTACGCGTAGACTGTTTTTGTCTCCATGTTGTACCTCCTAGTATTTGATCTGTGCAATGAGAGATAACGCGGGCGGTTGGACGGTGTTGCTTCGTCCATAGATGGGGTTAGATTTGGATGCGTCAAAATTGGCGTTGACCCCCGGCGACACCAGATCTAACGGTATACCTCCTCGCCGTGTGAAATTCGATGGAATACCAGCATCGTACGATGCAAATACTCCTTCCTGATGTGAGAGTCCGCCACCAGATGCATCAATTACGCCAATCTTTCCTGTTATGTTCGGCAATCCAGCCTCAACGGACTTGACGTTCTCCCCGCCCATGAGTACGCGCCCGGTGACGTTGGGCAGTGTCAGCCTGTCTTGCCCTGCGTCGTAGACGTACTTGGAGCAGTCTGTCTGGTACTGCTCCGCTGTGACGGTCATACCCGCCTCTTGCGCCCACGCAAGGAGGCGCGGATACTCCGACGCCTTGACTGTGGCACCGTTGGCTTTGATATAACCGTCGCGCAATGTCGGACGTAAGATGATGTCGCCGACGCGTGCGCCGTCTCTTACATCATCGATGATCCAGACGGCAGTGCCGTCCTCTATGATATTTCCTGCTTTCATTTGTTCGCTCCTTTCGCCGTCGCTGAGGAGCGAACGGCAGTTAGTATCTGATGATTGGCATGAGCTTAATTGCGGGCGGTTGGACAGTATCAGATCGTCCGTAGATTGGGTTAGACTTGCTTGCGTCAAAGAGTGCGCTCGTGTTGTCTTTGTCGTCAACCCCGCCGCGTAATCCCCATTGATCATTTTTGTGTGCGTCAACAAACGCGCCACTCCCGAAAAACATGGTTCCGCCCCAATATACAAGCTCGCCCATAATATTAGGCAATCCAGCCGCGACACTCGCCCCGGCGCCGTCCCCCGCAAACTGCTCCATGCGGTCAATCCAGTTGGGCAAAACAAACGTACTGTTCCCATCCCCGCGCCCGAACAGTCCCGCGTTTGCGGTTACATCGTCCGTCCAGAGGTTATGCTTGTCAGCCAGTGCTACAAGGCGCGGATAGTCCGCCCTCTGCACCGTCGCACCGTTGGCCTTGACATAGCCTGCAGGCAGGTACAACGATCCGCGCACCGCTCCGACTGGTGTACCGTCGCGCAGGTCGTCAATAATCCACACGACCGTACCGTCATGGATGATTACCCCCCCCGTTTTGGAGCGCCTGTTTGATTTTATCTGGCAGCTCTGCACCCGTGGTACCCGCCTTGACGCACTCAAGGCGTGCCCACGATGGCAGGTGCTTGCTGTACGCGATATCGCCGACCTGATAGGTGCGGCTGCGCTGGAGAAGGTTGAGGCTTGCGTTTGCTGCAGCACTTGAGATCACCTCATCGAGATTGCGCGTGATCCCCTCTACATCGTTATCCATGCAATCATGCCCGTGATTAACGATGAGGTTCGCGATTGCCTTGCACATCGCCGACAACTGGTAGTACATCTTGTTGTGCATTCGCGAGAGCGCCATGCCGGGCATGACCCCGCCGACGCGCTGGGTCGCCTCTTTGTACTCCGAATCGTTGTATGTGCGTTCCGGAGCGTTCTCCTCGTTGAAGATCTGGAAGTTCGTCTTTGCCATTGCTGTTCCTCCGTTTACGTCCATCGGCTTTCATCATAGCCGCTCATACCAGCGGTTTTGTCATCAGTATCATATGAGAATGACACGTCCGATAGGGCGTTCGTCCATTCCGCATGGTCATATCCCTTGATTGTGTCTGTCTCGAGATCATATCCAAATACCGCGCGATCTGCGAAATAATAATTCACACGCACGCCCTGCGGCTTCGGAACGATCACCCCCTGCCGCACCATCTCCTTGGTGATTTGGTCGACAATCCCGATGGAGAGCACATCAATACTCATATCCTGATTGTCTTGAATGATGATGCCTTTTCCAAAGAGTGTGTTCCAGAGTTCCTTGATATCGTAGATGCCGCCCTTCCACAGATTCTTCGCAATCTGCGCACGCAGAAGATTGCGGTATGTTGCATTATCGAGGACGGGTGAGAGTCCCTTGTCCGGCTGGTACGGGAGTGTGCGCTGTGCGCCGACGAAGTCTCCGAGAATATCCTCCTGTACGCCCGTTGCATGGTCAATGTCAAATTCATCATCCAGTTCGATTGCAAGGGCGAATATATCATCCGACGGTGTAAACAGTGCCGTAATCGTCCTCATGAACTTCTCGCGCACGCGGTGCTGCGATGTGATGAGGTCAAGGTATGCGTCGATCAGTGCCATCAAATCACCTCCACCGTAACTGCTACGCTCTTTGCGATGGCATTGTATGGGATGATGGCATCGGCCACGCCGAGCGCGCCTCCCACTCGTCCGAGCTGCACGCCTTGCAGGGAGAACGGCGGGTGCAGGGCATCGTCAACAGCGGCTGCAATCGCCGTCAGAATACCCGTTGTGGTGACGTTCACTCCGATGCCGAGGCGTTCGATGTACGCCGCAATGTTGCGCGTGATGTTCTGTTCGACCGCTGTCGTGTAGGTCGCGTACTTCTTGACCGTAATCTTGACGGCGATATCCTGATAGATCGGGCGAAAGAAGCGGATTTCGTTTTTTAGCCCGTCGGAATTGGTATAGATGGTCACGGTCGTCCCATGCGTGCCGCAGCCCGGTCCTTTGCGCAGGTATATCTGCTCTGCAATCGCTCCGTCAAGCCCGCCCTCGACCACGGCTGCGATGCTATGGCTTGGGATTCCGTTCTCATCGGTCTTGTTCGTGTCGTTCTCGTACACCTTGTACCGCGTAACCCCTGCGATGCTCGCAATGCCCGCGATGGTGCTGTTTACCATGTTTTGGCTCGGGAGCGCGGTGGAGATTGCCTGACGGCGACGCAGCTCCTCATCTGTCTCAATTGGACGCCCTTTGACGGCGGGGACTTTGTTTGTGACCGAGATCCAGCCGTACTGTGGGTTACTGATCTTCGTAATCGTTCCGACAGGGGCTTCGACCGCGCCGATGTCCTGACAGGTCGCCGTGATTTCGACGGTTTCACTCTCAAACTTGACGTTCTCCGGCAAACGCCACTTCCTTCCCTGCGTATCCTCGACAATTCCGGCTGGGATCGTCGTGCCTGGCGTGCCCGTGAGTGTCAGGACGCAGGTGGAGCAGGTCGCCGTCTTACGACGCAGGCCGTTTAGTTTGACGCGGCTCGACAGCCCTGTGCCGACTGCTGTCTTGACGCTCTGGTTGTTGTAGACGATCTGCAGGAGCTGCATGGTATCGTAGGTTTTGAGTGCAAATGCCGAGATCATCTGGTAGTCCTGCGCATCATTTCCGAGGTAGATGTCTCTGCCGTAGATTTCGCGGAACTGTGCCACGAGATCATCTCGAATGTCGGCGTATGTCGGAATATGAAGCCCCGCATCGTCGATATATGGCGCGAAATATGCCATTGCTACACCTCCTCATCAATGCTGAATGCGCCGAACGCGGTCTGGATCGCTGCTCGAATCGTCAGCATCCGCTGCTCGTTATCCCATATCGTGTCAAAGGACAGGATGCTCAGGACATTCGGCGTCTCTTGTATGCGCGTGCGGATGATCTGCTCTGCAGCCTTGACATCCCGGCTCGCAATGATCTTTTGCCAGTAAGGAACGCCGTCCTCTATATCCTCCCACCACTCGTAAACGAGGAGGCGCAGACGTGTCAAAACGGCCTGCCGAACGGCGTCTACGCCCTCGACATAAGCATGACTATTGCCCATGGTAAAGTCTCCGTTATCATCCAGTGCGCGGTATCTCATTGCATCACCCTCCTACCGTCACATTTGGACTGCCGCTGCTGTGCGTGCCGCCCATCCCGCAACTCTGACAGATGGTTGCATCTCCGATGCGGACGACCTTCTTTCCGTTGCAGGAGACGGTTCCGCTTCCGGCGACGCTCTGGAATGTGCCGCCGTGCGGACAATTCGTCGGACCAGTATCTCCCAGCCTATGAAGAGGCAGGCCGTTCACGCTCACGTTCGGGCTTGCCGTTGAATTCGTTCCTGTGCGACCATGCGGGCAGCATGGCAGTTTCTTGTCGCACACGCCTGTTGTCGTGTCTCCGATGCGCGCTGCTGCTGGCATATTATCTCCTTCCTTATGGGTCATTAAGTCCAATGTGCGCCGCCTTAATGTCGACCACACCTGCTGCACGAATGTTGATATTACTGCCGCTGATCTCGATATAGGCGTCGCCCGCCTCGTTGCGTAGCTGCGCTGTGCCCGCAGAATATCCGCCGACAACGCTCGGCTGACTGCGGAATCCAACGAGGGCGAAGCCGTCCGAGAGATCATGTCTGCGTTTTTCTGCCTGATTCTGCACCCCGCCGTTCTGCCACCAGGCATCGATGCAGTTATCGCCGAATACCACAAGGCAATCATCGCCGGGCTGTACAGGAAGCGTCAGGCAGTAACCGCCGCCGGAGTATACGAAGAACGGTACATCTGGAAGAAGCGGAATCTCAGCCCACTCAAGCACTCCGCTGCGGTTCATTCGCTCACGGATCGCCAGCTGCACCGTGCATGTCTGCCGGGCATAATCGACTGACCGAATGATACCGGGCGCTGCTACGCGAAGGTCAAGGCCGAAGCCGTCCAGCTCGCGCTTTCGCTGCTCGATCTCCTCTGTCAGCCGTTCCGAAATTTTAAGCACTCTATCACCTCATTTCAGTGTCTGCCCTGCGCCGTTTACCGCCGTCAGAAGCCCCATACGTCCGTTGCGGCTGACCCCGACGACGGAGGTTGTCCACTCATCACCCCAGGTGTCCCCACGATGCTCGACCGAGAACACCTGATATTCCCCGTCCTGGTCGAACTGCGCCGTCTGCGGGAGCTGATCGTTTTTTTGCTGTCCGCTGCCGGGGTCAATCTGGATCGCCTGCCGCTGAATCAGATCATTATCAATCTTGATCATCGTCCGGAGCTTGACGCGAGCATCCAGAAGCATCTTGATCTGGATCCCCTGGTCGGTGTAGACGGGGGTCCCGACAAGCCCTGTCAGCGGCGTGAGCACGAGCACGCGATCTTCCGGGATTTCTTGCTCGACAGCCTCCACCGTGAGCTTGCCGTCCTCGCCCTCCCAGTAGGCGGCATCGTGCCACGTGCAAATGTCACGCAGGTATTGCGCGGGCGTGCCAAAGAGCACCTTGCCGCGTGGGAGTGTCTGATCCGGCAGATCATCCGTGACCTCTCCAACCTCGATTTTCTTGTCTGCCTGCGATGCGATGGCTTGCACTACGTCGCGCGGCGTACTTCCCGCAGCGATGGTGCTGCGGACGTGGTTGACAAAGAGATTCTGCATGCCCTTAAGTGCGACGATCTCGAGGCGGTAGTCGGTGCCATTTTCGCGGTTGCGGAAAATCTGAACGATGTCGCCCGTGAATATCTCGCCGTACTGCCCCTCTTCGTAGCCGCCGAAGATGGAGATCTGAAAACCTTCCTCGATGATTTCCTTCTCGGATGATGCGCTCATGTTGTAAACGACAAGCGTACCGATCTGCACTGCGGTCTCGGTCGTCGTCTTGGTCTGAAACTCGCATTTGAGGAGAGATACGTCCATCTCTGTATCGTGCTCCGGGTCTCGCTCTCCGGTCTGATTTCCCGCCTCATCCTTTTGGTAGGCAGGCTTGTAGATCGTGATCTTCCATTTGCGCCCGTAGAGGCGGCCCTTACGGGTCGTCGCCTCGGATGCGGTCTCGTCATTTGTCTCCGGCATCGCTATCCCCCCAGACGATATACCAATCGGATTCAAGCGTTGTTTCGCTTGGCCACTGTTCCATCGCACGGCTGCGTGGTGCAATCCATGCGCTGCCAACGCCGAGGTAGCCGACCTGCTCCAGGATATTTTGCCCAGGAACGAGCGGAAGCCCTGCGTAGACGAGCCCATCGTTTTTATAAATGTCGACGAGCCAGTAATGCGCGAGGTCGTTGTAGCTCATTTGGAATTTGAGGAGGGTGTTGCCGCCGTCAATCGGTACTTTCGCACTGAATTTGCGATGCGGAATGCCCTGAAACGGGACGATAGAATACACGCTGCACCTCCTATGACAAAATACTGCCGCCTGCGTCCAGTATGGCGCGTGCGGCAGTTTTATTGACATCATCCCCCGTCTGCACGGGCACTTGCCCGGACGACGATTCCTCTGCAGATGCAGAGGCACGAACACTGACGGCCGTCTCCGCAACCGACGCAAAAATGATTTCCCGCAGACGCACGGTGCACCGCAGTGCATGGAGCGTATTAACGTCGTCTGGCGCAGACAGCTCCTCAATCAGCATGTTGTTGTAGGTCTGCAGCCTGGTTTCGACCGTGATCGGAACGCGCGATAACTGCATCGCTCGCAGGCTTTTCCATGCTGCGATGGAGCGGTTTTCCCCCGGCTGCGTCAGAATGTCCGGCATCTTCGGGAGCCCCCTGAAGTTGCTGTACCAGTCGTATATTTTTTTGACGATCGGCGCAGATTGCAGGAAGGTGTCGACCACGGGCATGACGGCATCTTGAATCATTCCGCCGAGAATGGGGATGCTCGCTGCCTTCTGCAGCACGCCTCCAATCGCAGGAGGGAGATTCATGTAGCTCTCCGCCGTGGTGTCCGTCATCATGATCTCGATGGTGATCTCTGCCGGCTCGATGATGGCGTGATCGGTCATAGTGACACCCGTCTGCACGGGGTAATTCGTCGGGCGAATGCGGCTAATGTGCTCGCTGCGCATAATACCGTCAAAGTGCATACCTCCGATGGGCCACTGCGGCGTACTGAACAGGAACTGCTCCATGTTTTTGTAGCCGCTGAGGAAGTCAGCGATTTCATAATGTCCTGTCAGCTTGCCGACCTCTGCGCCGATCTTCATCCAGTCGGGCTTCTGCTTTCCAGAGATGAGATCAGCGAAATAGTTAATCCCGTCGATCGACAGTCCTTTTTTGACACCCAAGAAATCACCTCCCTAAATCATGACGGGTGCGCCCGTCATCGTGCGGCTGCGGAGAAGATGCGCCCCTTTTTGCGTGAGCATGCTCATTGTCTCGCGTCCGACGCTCCTGCCGATCTCGGCTGCGCTCTTGTTCGTTCCGTTGACTGTAACGCCTCCTACGTTGACCTGATAGACGACGCCTCCGTTGCTGGATCCTGTCGGCTGGTAGCCACCATATCCCGTCTGCATCGCTCCGGACATCAATCCGTTGTAGAGGAGCGGGTCGACGCTGTATGACTGCGCAGAGGATGTCTGTATAACCGCTACGGTTTTTGGGTATTTTTTCAGCAACACAGGGTTGCCACCATGTGCACCATCATGTTCAGATGGCGGTGGCGTTTCTTCAAGGCCGCCCCAATCCGCAATGATTTTGTCCATTTTTTCCATGACAGAATCAGCATAAGCGTTGATGGACGGATATTCGGTCCCGTTGTAGTACTGCGGCGCGTTTTTTGCCGCCTCGGAATAATCAACCGCGCCGGGGCCTCCATACCAAGCAATAGCGACATCACGCCAGTTTCCGAATTTATTATAGTACTCCGTGAGTTTGTGTCGAGCAACGATATTCTGGTTTTCTTGTGTCATCGGAGCGTCTGCGCCTAGCCCGGCATTCTCTGCCCATGACGGCCAATTCTCCGGCATAATTTGGAATGCTCCAAGCGCCCCGGAATCCGAATTTACGGCATCATAATTTCCGCCGGATTCTTGTCCGCTGAGTGCCAGCATAGCAGCATCAACAGCTTTCTTGCTCCCTCCATAATTTCCGCCAGAACCACCAGAATCGCTACCACCAATGATTTTCCATGCGCCCTTGAAGTCGCCATTCTTGATCGCGAGAAGTGCCCGACCAAACTTACCAACGCGAGCAATAGCGCCGTCAATCATCTTGCCGAGCTCCTCCCAGAACTGTCTGAACGGAGAGCTGTCCCGCATCATCGTCAGAAGGTCACGGAAAACACCAACTGTGCCGGATACTATGCGCAAAAGCGAAGTAAATATACTAAGGACTGCGCGGATCGCATCACGGAAGGAGTAAACACTGTTGGTCTTTCCGATCTCCCCGAATAGTCCTCGAAATGCAATGTTGACGAGGTCGAGGATGATGTTGAATGTTTCAAGCAGAACGTCTGCCAGCTCTCCGACAGCATCGATGAGGTCTTGGTATTCCTTCGTTCTGCGCACCTCGTTGACGAGGCGCCCCATCCACCGGATCAGATCTCGGACCGTCCCAAGGACGGACATGAAGATACCCCAGAGTTTTTGCATGGCTTCGCGCAGGCTGTCAACCGCACCATGTTTTTCCATGGATTCGTAGAGCATTTGCGCCTGATTAATCCATGCATCAACGTAGATTGTCGCGAGCTCCCAGAGGGCGCCTCCAATCTCTTTGATAACATAAAGGAAATCGTTCAGCGCGCTCGAGCTTTGCACCCGATCGGCGAAATCAGATACAGCACCGGAGAATTCCTCCCAATACTTCTTTGCCGTCTTGATGTACTCGTTGAGCTTATCCCAGTAGGCACCAAATGCAGACTGCTTGCCCTCCATATGACCGTAGTAGTCATCGATGAGCAGAAGCAACGAACCGACAAGGAGGAGCATGCGGGTGAGCGGATTTGCTCGCATGATGAGCGTCAGTCCTGCGATTGCCGCTGCGGCAATCTTGACGCCACGCGGAAAGCTCTCCCACATCGACCAGAGGGCCTTGCCAACATCCAAGACAAGCATCAAGAAATGCTTGCCAACGTTGATGATGTAGACGAGCATCCGGGCGGCTTTCTCCGTCCAGACACTCATGTTCTTGACGAACATGTCGTTGAAGCTGTGGAACTTCTCACGGGCTTCTGCGAGCGGGCGATTAAGGTATTTCATGAGATAATACCCGACCCATGTCATAGCATAGGAGACCTCCTGCTTGAGCCGTGTAAACTCAAACATGAGATCGCGGAACCCCCTCATGGTCTCCGCAAAATCTCCGCCGACCTTCATTTTGCGCCCATCTGCAGCGAGCTTATTGAACCGCTCCATCAGCTCCGGCGTCAGCATAATGTCCTGTATGGATTCGCCGAGCGCATCCGTGGCCTTTTTCATCGTCCACGCCGCGTCCTTCGATACCATCATCTGACGCGAGAGCTTCTGCATGGCGAGGTCTTGCGCCGCAACAGATTTCATCAATCCGAATACAGAGGCAGAAACGCCTGCGATAGCCGTCCCGATCATCGCTGATGCACGCGCGAAATTCGCGGCCATGCGTCCTGTCGATGATTCGACCGTACGGTCAAGGCTTTTGATGGTTGCCTCCGCCTGGCTGAATCCGGGCTTATCAATCTTTGCTCCAAGCCCGACAAGGTATTCCTGTATCATCTCGCCGATCATGTATTCACCTCCCTCTGCTGCTCTGCATAATCCTGTGCGCGGCGTCGGTTCTCGCCCTCTACAAGCATAATCTCGTGGATGTCGAGGAGATCACCGAAGGTGTATGTCCCATCCCACAGTTCGTGCTGTTGCCACTTCCCTGCGATGACGGGCGCGTACACCCATGAATTTACGTTGCGATATTGGCAAAGCTCAAATCCTGGAGACCGGCTTTCAATTCCATCAAGCCGTCTCCGCCGAAAAAACCCGCGATGTTGAACACAAGCGCGTGGATCGTCAGCATAATGACGAGCATTGCGTTATCTGCGATGTCCTCGACGCCCCAGCTGCCGTTTTCGTTGATAATCGGAGCAGTGCGCCCTGGCAACACCTCCCCGACAACCGAGAGAACATCCCGCTGGAATGCGATAAACTCTGCCTTGCTCATAATGGCCCGGCTCGGCAGGGAGACGGCCGTACCATCTCCACCATCCGCTTTCACCGCGTTCATGACCTTTGCCTCCATGCCCATAGGGAGCATTTTCTCCATGAGCGTGAATGCGATATAACTGCCTGTAAAAGCATCAAAGGAGCGGATTTCAAATTTCCGCCCCTGAAGCTCAACGATCTTCTTGGTTTCTCTTTTCATCGTCTACCTCCGATTAAAGCTGGATGCGCTGAATATCAGCGAACAGAATCTGCCACGACACGCGCTGTCCTTGGCTCTGCAGCGGCTCGTCCGGCTCCTTGACAAAGGAACCGCCGGAACAGTAGTAGGTCTTGCCCATTTTCGGAGCTTCGATGGTCATGGAGATCGTCGTCCATGCCGACGTGTCTGCCTGCCAGCAATAATTAAAGAGCCCCTGCAGATATTTGTGCAGGGAGCTCGTCTGCTGTGCGTTGATGGAGACGCTGCCATTGTTGCCGGCAATCTTGCTGACCATGACTGAACCGTCCGATGCGACATCATGCACCGATCGGTCTGTCGTTTTTGAGACCGTCATATCGCCGATGCCCTCGCCCTGAATGGAATACGAACCATAGCCAGGGCAGTTAATCGTCGCGTTGACATCAGTAAACGAATAGGTACTCACATTTGCCATTATTTATCCTCCCTCCGTTTTAGCGGTTGACGTCCACCTGAATGGTGACGTGATGGATGGCCCCGGCGAGCTTGAGCGATACATAAATCGGTGGCGCATTGCGTGCATCGCGCTCCGCCTGCGACTGCTCGCTCATCGGCTCGCTCTGGATAAGATACCCGCCAGGGAGAACGTGCCCATATTCGAGTGCCATCAGCTCCTCGCCCTTCCAGACGCCCTCCTTGATGAAACCGATGCGGTTCATGTCATCGCAGACCTCTTTGATCGCGGTCTTGATGCGCCCCATCCCGGCTTCCGTCTGCGGCACCTTGTTGACGTTCACGAGAAGGTCCATGATGGCGAGTTGCATGTCATTCTTGTATTTGTCGAGATAGATGATCTCATCAAACCATGAGCCGTCGCCGACACGCCCCTCCTCGAACACATCATAGTAGTTACCACGATTGACGTAGACGTTTCCATAGTTCTTCTTGATGTTGTTCAGGTCGTTGGTCGTAAACGTCTGCATGTAGTTCTCTGCCTGCACGCCGACCTCACGCTTGTAGGCGAGCGTGAACGCACTGTTAATGGTAGACGCGCTCATTGCACCCATCGCCCAGCCGATCGCCGCACAAATGGCGTCCTTATGCGCTGTTGAATACTGCCCGATGATGCGGCGGTATCCCTTACTCTTGATCGTGCCGAAAATGCCGCCGTCCGCTGCCTTTGCCTTGCTGTCTGCCGTCGTAAATGCAAATACGGTAGACGGCGTGCAGGCTTCGACGTATTCCTGTATGGCGAGAATCTGTGCATCCGTGAGATCGCCGCAGTAAATCCCGACATACCATTCCGAGTCCAGCTGGCGGCATTCCTGGACAGTCTTGACCGGTGCCTCCTTGTTAACAATCTTGCCGATCGCAACAAGAGGCGGCTTCTTGCGCTGTCCGAAGATGAGGGCCGCTGCCTTATAGAGGCGATCCTCCGTCGTGAAGCCTGCCTGCAGCATCGAATTGAGGCTGTCGTAGGTCACGATGCGCTTGTCTGTGAAATCTGCGACAGTGCCGACATCGCCCATGAGCAACGCGAGATTAAACTTCTTTCGTGTCGCCGAAACGGCGGCAAGATTGACAATGATATTGACCACAGGGTCAAGCGGCAGCACGTTTTTGAGTGCCATATTCTTTCCTCCTTTATGGAATAGGCCGCGCTCCGATCTGAACGCGATCAATGTGACCGACGTCCTCCGGTGCGAGGCGATAGAGTTCGTTGAATCGCAGGGTAATATCCCACCTGTCCCACCACTTCCCTGCGAAAAGTTCCGGCGCTCTTATGCACGCCGGGAGATTCGGCACAATGAACACATCGTGCTGCGCTAGATTCCGGCTCACCGGCTCGTAGAAGAATCCGTCTTTCAGGAGATTCGCAAGCTCATAGGACTTGCGCCCATATGCAGTTACCTGCAAATCCCAGACACGCGTGCGGGCGGTATCTCGGTAGACGGTCTCATCTTCCGCACGGTACCGGCTGTCCCGTTGCTTGGCGTAGTCGTCGTCCGCTTCTGCGAGATACAAAAACATAATATCGTCGCTGATCTTCCAGTCGGGCGCGCCTGCCTCCGGGTAGCGCCATCGGATGAACTTATCCGGCTTTTTGATGATGTCTGCCGTAATTTTGGCAGTCTCACCCCAGAAGAGCTCCTGCAGCTCCGCATAAGTCATCCGCTTTCCTCCTCTCCCACGAGTGCTCCGATTGCCTTGTAATAGCCATTGGCTGCATAGTCGAAGGTCTGAATCAGCTTGTAGCGCTGTCCCTTCCAAACGCAAATATCCGAGGTTTTCTCAGTGCTGGACACGTCAAGACTGACCTCGTCCGTGATGAATGTTTTCATCCCGTTCACGCGGTCCGCCGTATCGAGCAGTTCGAGATCCTTGCTGGATGAAGGCTGCACGATTCCTTCGACGGTTGTCTCCGTCGTTTTGGTCTGCAGCATGCCGTGCACCCACTCTTGATCTCCCTGCTTAATGACGATGAACGTCGTGCAAAAATCGGGGTCATGGACGATCTCCGAGACGTCGATTGCCATCTGATCACCCCATATCTCTGATTACATAGGTAATGGACTTTCGCATCTCACCCGTGTCAATGAGCGGGCTGTTGCTTCCCTTTGCCTTGATTGTTCGCGCCGAGTTCGGCGTCCACTTGTTCTTCGGGTTTTCGAACCAGCCGCGCGCAGCGTTCTGTGCTGTCATTCCGGCAAGCTCAAGACCGCGCTCTGCGCCGGACATATCTCCGTGCATTGCAGCACGATACGCTCCGGCGATCTGCTTGCCGATTACTTCCTTGCTGTCCTTGATCGCAGGTTCGAGCACCGGTCGCGGCGGGATAGCGTAAGCAGGGCTTCCGTGTGTCTGCACGTAGAGGCTGTGTGCTGCGCTGTATTTCATGCCTGCGTCGATGCTTGTCTGCATCTCAGCACGCATCGCCGGGGCTCGTACGCCATTCGTATGGATGTAGAGCAGCTCGGCGTTGTTGACCATATCTCCGTCTCCTGGACGATTTGCCTCCTCCTGCGGGATGCCGACAAGCACTTCCTTTTTCGTGAGTGCCTGCAGGTTACCGATCATGTCTGCAAATCCTTTTCCGGACTTTGTGACAGTCGCTGTGCCTGTTACCATACGACCATCCCTCCGGCTGAGTACATCCGTGCCAGCGTGACGAACTGCTGACCATATGCAGTCAGCTTGTACGTCCCCCAGCCCGCGAAATCCTCGTTGATGCTGCCGAAATCATAAGAGACGGAGATATCTCCCGCGCTCTTGGAGCTTTGCAACCCCTTGGCAAGCCCGGCGGCAACTTTCTTCTGCACAGGATCATCGGCACTCGCGGCCGTTTGAAGATAAAGGGTCAGCCAGTGCGCGATGTAAAGCCCCATACAGATTCCCCATGCATCATGATAGCGGTTCTTGTGGATGGATGCCTGTGCCATGTTGACCCACGCTTTGAGCATGATGTCCGGCACAGCTCCACCACCGAACTGCGGATATGCTGCGAGAAAATCTTCCACGGTGTATTCGGGATTTCCGCCCGTTCGGACGTTCGACGCTGCGGCGATAATCCCGAACACGTCAATGTCCGAATACATCATGGCTTACTCCTTCTTGGCGCCGTCACCCTCTGCAGGAGGTGTGTTATCGCCTTCCTGCTGCTTATCGGCTCCTGCATCCTTCTTCTGGCTCTTCGAAGCCTTCGGCTCCTTCTTGGCGCCGTCACCCTCTGCAGGAGGTGTGCTGCTTTCAGCCTTCTGCTCGCTGCCGATCTCAATGCTGCCGTCAGCAAGAGCCCATCCGTACATCGGGTCTTTCTCGACCCAGTCGGGGAGCGTGGAGAACGCATAGGGTTCTGCCGTTACGATCTCCCCAGTCTCCGGATTGCGGAATCCGATTTTCTGTTTTGCTACGAGTTTAATCATGCTGCGCCTCCTTAAATTCCGTCACGGTAGATGAACGGCTCGAAGTAGTGAATCTTGACCTCGCCGACATTAGCCATGTAGAGCGAATCATAGGACGCCGTATTGACGTTCGGCTGCGTCATGACGCGGCTCATCGGTACGGGCACATCCATGCCGACAAAGCGGCGCTGATTGACGTAGGCGACCATGCGGTTCTTCTTTCCGACGCCTGCACCGATGCAGAAGCGGCACTCGGCGATCACGAGGTCGACGCCCTTTGCCTTTGCGATGTTGTGATCAACAAGGTACTGCATGATGGAGACGGGCGTCGGGTAGCCGTTGACACTGACCATCGTGCGGTTGATGTACGCGAAGTTCGCGGGGTCGATGAGGATGTGGTTCGGAATGGCGCTGTTGTCGTACTGTGCACCCGTCCATCCTGCAATGATCGCCTCGTCGATGTCGTTGAGGATCTCGGTCGGCGTCTTGTGCGCCCAGTCGGTCTGACCGCTTGCACCTGCCGTGACCGCCGTCGCCGTGATCTGCTTGTTGTTGATCAGACCCGTCGTCCCGTAGGCCTCCTGCCCGAGGTATGTGTTGATGTCCATGTACTTGTCGTAGTCGAGACGGATGCCATCGTTGTAGATGTCCTCGATGCTGCGGCCGGTAACCGCGCCGCGCAGCTGATCCTGAATCTTGATGGACATGGAGACCTCATACGGGAGCACCTTGTAGAGGTCCTTCGAGAGGTCTGCCTGAATCCGACGAACGGCATTCTGGACGCCGCCGACGCCGTCTGCCTGCCCGCCCGTGACGCTGTACTCGACGTTGAACGCGGACGTTGCTTCAACCCATCCACCGCCGCTCTCGATCTCAATATCGCGCGGGTAAGTCGTGCTTGTGAGAGGCTCGCGCAGAAGCGGATCGAGCTTTTCGAGCTCGCTCTCGAGGAACGCAAGCCCGCTCGATACGGCTGCTGCGTCCATCGTCAGCAGCGGCGATCCGCTGCGCTGTGGCGCAATCGCAAGGTTATACTGTTTCTTCATGTTTCCTGATCTCCTCTCTTACACACCCTGACGTGCGATGATTGTGAGCTCTGCGACGCCCCGTGCGTCTGCTCCACTCGACCATTTCACGCCCGTAAGCTCGACGCAGTTACCCGCCTCATTCGCGGCGCCGAGGTCACCGACCTGTGCTCCTGCAGGGCTTGTTCCGCTGACGACCTTCGTGCGAACGTAGACCTTCGCACCGACCTTCGGCGCCCCCCATGCGCACTTTGCGGACACGCCTCCGCGCTGGAGCACATCGCAGGCCTCCCCTGCAGCGTAGAACCCGAAATTCTGAGACGGGTACACCTTTGCCGACTTGACCTTACGCATGGCAATTCCGGCAAAATCTGCAGCGGTATTCGTCGCCCCGAAGAGCGCGACCGAGCCATCATCCTTCTGGATAACCGGTGCGCCAAACGGGATATCCGACGAGCCGGCTGCGACAGGGCGCGTGCGGCTGACCTCATCACCCTGACGGGACGCCTGCCCCGGATATCCGTAGGTCATGTTGATTCCGATCGTAGTTCCTGGCATTTACTTTTCCTCCTTCTTGCAGTGCGGATTGCGCTTGCGGCAGTTCTCGCCGTAGGCGCGAAGTTCCTTCTCCCTCGTCGCAGCATCTGCGGTCTTGCGGCGCGAGAGTGCCCCGTAACCGCCCGGGAGCGGCTGCGTGTCCTTCGTTTTCATCGCCTTCTTGAGCGTGCGCGAGAGTGCATCCGACGCGCGTCTCTGCTGACGCGGCGGCATGGCGGCGATGAACGGTCGCATGGTGCGGATCACCGACAGCGCAAGCGCGCGGTCTGCTGCAGCCACAGGCTTCTTTTCGTCTGCCGGCACATCCTCGGGATCCTCATCCTCTTCGAGCTGCTCGGGCGGCACGGTCACGCTCTCCTCCTCGGATTCGTCATCCTCCGTTTTGGCAGGCTTATCACCGCCCTCTTCCAGCTCCTCTTCGAGGTCGTCCAGTGCCTCGGTCTCCTCGACCTCATCGCCCGGCTTTTCATCCGGATCGTCGTCCTGCGCCTTCTGTTTCTGGAATGCGTCCATCTTGGCACTGAGTGCCTCCATCGCATCCATGATTGCCTGGACGTCCTTGTCCATCGTGTTTTGCTGCGTCTCAGCAGGATCACCGCCCTCTGCCTCGTCGACAGCGCGTGCCGCTTCGCGGACTTCCTCCGGCTCTGCATCTTTTGCGAATGCCGCAAACATGCGATGCAGAATACTACCTTTTTTTGCCATCTTTTTTCCTCCTTCTGGCTTTGTCTTGGCGTCGCGAATGGACACCTCGTGCCCTGCGCGCCCCTCTTCGACGACTGCGACATGATTGCCGATGATATCCACCTGCTCGTATGTACCGTCGTCCATATCAATGTATTTGCACTCGTATCCGCACGATATTTCGCGCTTTCCAGCATCAATCTTGGCGATAAGCGCTGCATCGTACACCACGAGATCACAAATCAATTTATCTTCGTCTGCCCCGCTGCCGCGTCGGACGTTCTGCACCGTGCCTTTGGTATAGCTTGCGTAGTTCGATGCATCGACGCCAACGGGCGGATGATCGTCCGTCACGGGCTTTCCCTCAAAGGATGCGATTGCCGCCGGCTTGAACACCTCGTCTTCCTCGCGGTAGACTTTCAGGATGCGGTCGCCACGATCTGCAACGCCGAGCTCCTGCGGCAGGTACTCCTGCATCCCCGTGCGGCAGATTGGGACGCTGTGACACACAAGGAAGCCCTCGGGCGTCTTTGTCATGTGGGGCGAGAACCTTGCCCCGTAGAATGCTTTCAATGGACATTCCCCCTTCAAATCGGGCATAAGAAAAGCACCCGCGAGGGTGCTTCATGTGTTATTGTCAATTACGTTCTTTGCTCTTTGCTATTCCCCGAATCTGGTTCTCGAAGTCGGATTCACTCCATTTCCCAGACACGACACGCTTCAATCCCTTCTTGAGATCGCTCTTTTCCTCCTCGGAGAGATTATATTTTTGAACAGCCGCCTTGAATTTCCCCTGCGGTGTCTTCTCCTTGCTGAAGCCGAGACGCTCCGACTTGGATTTCTCAACCGCCTGTCTTCGTTCCGTCTTCTTCTCAGCGGCGATCCCCTTGAGCTGGTTGTCAAAGTCCGCCTCGCTCCACTGACCGCTCCGAACCATCTGCAGCCCCTCTCGGATGTCAGCCTTGTCCTCCTTCGAGAGATTGTGCTTCTTGGCGAATGCGTCCGCCTTGCTCTGTGCAGAGCTGCCGCTCTTTCCGGAACTCGAACCGCCACCTCCGCCACTGCTGGAGAACTGTCCGTTGTCTGCACGGGGGTGTTTGCTTTCCTCCCACGCATCAAGCGTTCGCTCAATGCGGCCGAGCGCTCGCCCGATGCTGAATGCGTCCTGTACTCTCATCTTATTATCTCCTTTCGAACTGTTTTCTTGAAATGCGCTCGATATGTCCGTTGCGATATACCCGCATTGGGAATTGCAGCACATCTAAATCGACTACTGGCTCCGGGTAGCACCTGCAATTTGGGCAACATCCCGCGTGGTAATGCCCGAGCGTGTTGTTGTATGGCGTCCCGTCTACCCGGCGCAGAGGGAATAAATCTTCGGGAGCCGGAGGATCGTTCCAATTTATAAGCACACCGCTCATGTGCTTATGACTGGATCGCGTCCTGCCGTCGCCCTGATTTCCTCCGCATGCACGCCAGACATACCAGTCAAGACCTAGGTCTTCTGCACGTGCTTGCACGAGATTCGTCTGCGTCATGGACACCTGCGTGCGCGCGATCAGCTGCGCGCAGGCTTTCGTTTTCTTCGGGAACATCCGGCGGATTTCATCGGCAATATCGGAGGATCTGCGGCCCTTCATTGTCTCCCGTGCGACGTATGCGGTCACATCGTCGGCGATGTTCTTCGGGAGCGTACTGATAAGATCAGCGTTTTCTTTCACAAGTGCCCGTATTCGCTCCCCACGCGCCCCCAGAAGCTCTTTTTGCAGGGATTGGTATATTTCCCTCCCCCTACCGTTTTTTCGTGCCGCCTCGCGCCATGTACGCCCTGTGTCGTCGAAGAGACCCGTCACCATCTTCATGGCGATGCTCTCGGCGAGCTGTATAAAGTCGGGGGATCGGGAGAGGTGTTCCAGCGTCGCCGTGATGATCGCGGGGTCACTCGTCTCACCGACGCGCATGACAATCCCCTTTGATATGTCAAGGAGAGCTCTCCGAAATGCCACCTCAATCCTGCGCTTTGGCATCCATAGCGGCTGGTTCATTCGCTCGCCTCCTCAAAATGCACATAAGAAAACCGCCTCTTTCGAGACGGTTCAGTTATCGGATTTGTCTTCCCTCTTTGTATGCTTTCTTCGCTTCGTTGAGCGACATGCGGTTTGCTCCTCCGGGGTAGTCTGGTTGGTCATTTTGAATCGCATCGTTACACCAGTCGCAAACATCGCAAATATCCATGTCATTCCACGATTCAAAGTCATACTTCCCGCACACAGGGCATTTAATCTTTCCCTCCATTTTTCAAATCAGCCTCCCTCTGTTGAATGTAGTATTTCTCGCCTTCATCCGGCTTGAACATCGTGCGGATCCCTTTCTTGACATCTGCTTTGACGAAGTCGTTTTCCTTGCGATCGTACCGCACGATGATTCCATCCTTGTCGATGTGTCCGAGGATGTCTCCACCCGTCGGCATCTCCGCAAGATTTACCGCCCGCTGAACGTACTGTTCCATCGTGAAGTCTGGATATTCGTCCTGATGGGTTCTGCCGTTCTTCCAGTGGTTCATCAGCTTTTGGCGACTGGAAAATCCACGCACCTGCAGTTGATTCGCTCCCTCGGGGCTTGGTGCTACACTATCACTTTTTTCGGCATTTGTCGAGCCTGTACCAAATTGCCCGTTATCACGTCTCGGATGCTTGCTCTCCTCCCATTTCGTGTCGCTCGTTCTTTGTGGCTCGGGACGCTCCCCGTCCTTCCTCGCCGCGTGAGGGCCTGCGCCCTCTTCCTGTTCTTCTTCACCACCGCCACCGAACATACCACCCATCAGAGCGCCCATGCCTTCATCCGGCTGCATGACCGAATCATCAGCGTTCTCGATATCCTCGTCCGTAATGTTCGACCACATTCCAGTCATTTCGGATTGCTGACGCAGCTCCTTGAGCGCTGTCCGCTGGCTCACCATGCCTGCTTGGAACGCCTTTGTAACGCTGTCCGTATTCTTCGACGCAAGGTCTGCCATCTCATCGTCACGCGGGCGGCGGATGGGATTGAACTCATAATCCCAGTCATCGGGAATCCCGCCGAGCGTCGAGATGAACATGATCGGCAGAATCTTATCGTACACCGGGCGAAGCTCCGCTTCCTGCTTCTCTTCGATGGTGTCGTAGTAGTTCTGCATATCACTCTCGCCCGTGGCATTCATCCCTGCAGGGCTGCGCCCGAACAGCTTTGTGACCGGCGTTTCCGCTGCGCCCGCAACGTCCATCATGAAGCGGTCGTAGGTCTCCCCTATTCCGCCAAAGGTGTACTGGTGCGTCTCGTACCCATCGTCCTTATCGAGAATCTGGAGGCTGTTGTTGTTCATCATGGCGTTCATGCCCTGGATGGTGTTATAGAGCTGCATTTGCGCATTCTCGTTTCCAGTGGCGAGTATTTGACCGATGCCGTCCATTTTCATAACGCGCAGGTTGGCCATGAACGTCAGCATTGCGATATTCCAGCTCACGTTGTCGCGCTTCCGGAGCTCATCGATGACATGCTCAAGCTCTGAGGCTCCCCAGTAGGTCTCTGCGAGCTGCTCAAGGTACGGCAGCGGGCGCCCCATGAACCGAATGATGCGGCTGTGATGGACGCGGATACCAACAGTCAGCGCATCGCTAGAAACGGTGTAATACTCCGGCATTCCAAACTCAGGATCTGAAATATCGCTGACGAGCTTATCCTCCGGCGTGACCCCAGACCAACGGTCAAGGACGAGAAGACCCTTGTACGAGCCCGGCATTACCGTATCGTAGTCCAGCGGCTGGTCGAGGCTGTTTTCCTGTCCCTCAATCATGATGAGGGCTCCTGCACCTCCGTAAAGGCGCCCCCACTTGAGCCCCTCAAGGATTCTGCGGCTGGTGCGCGTCGTACGGTCGCAGCGCACAACCTTCTTGATCTGGTCGGGAGAGAGCTGCGTCAGGATATGGTATCCATTCTTGATCATATCCTCTGGGATAACATCAATGATCCGACGCACGATCCAGTGTGATCGATAGAGCGCATTGATCTTCTGCCAGTCCCGCGTGAACCTCGTCAACGTGTACTCCGTCGCTTCCAGCGGGTTCGGCATAAAGGCACCGGAGCGCGTCATCGGATTTTGGAACGAATCGTTCGTTCTCTGCTGCCGCACGGCGGTCTTTTTCTTTTTGCTCATTCTCTCCTCCTCCATTTCGGCAGCATGGTATGCACATAATAGCGTAGGGCGTCCATCGCGTGATCTGCCTGCTTGACAGGCTTCTCCTCGCCCATCCGGGCGGCGCGCTCATCCCAGACATAGCTTTGGAACTCGTCGATCATCGGCTGGCAGCGCGTGCGGTGAATGCGTATCTTCTTTTTCGTTAGGAGCTTTGCGACCTCGCGGATACCGTCATTGACGCTATTGTCCGCATCCTTGACCCGGAATCCGCGCCCTTGGCACTCGAGCTTGAAGCTCGCTGCCGAAGGGTCAATGACGATGAAATCCGGGAACTCATCGCCAACCATCTTTTCGAGGGCGTCCGCGTACTGCGCATCGGTCTTCTGCTTCTGCTCCTTGCGGCTGTCCCAGTAGTACATGTCGGGGATCCAGATCGTATCGCCGTCGTCGTAGATGTCGAGAAAGACCATCGGATTCTTTGTGCCGTAATCGCAGGCAATGTAGCGGCGGCAGGTGCTCTTTAGTGTGTTCGTAAACTCTGCATCGTCAAAGAGCAGATCGTCGCTGAACATGTCGTAGATGATTCCCTCGGCGAGCACCCAGAGCCCTAGGATCATGCGCTTAAACCACATTCCTGAGTAGGAGCTGCGGATATTCGTCTTGTAATCGTCCGTGAGATTCGGATTGTCGTCGAGCTCGAAATGTACTACACTCACGAGACCGTCGCGGAGCTTCTGCTCGCTTGTGACATACTCCTTGTAGAGGTAGTGCATCGGTGAATCTGGATTGGTTGTACTGTAGAGCTTCGCCCCTGGCACGCTGAGACGGTTGAGGAGCTGCTTGAAGAACCGCTCGGGCATCAACGTCAACTCATCGCAGTACGCCCCTGCAAGGGTCTTTCCTCGGATGAATTTCTCTGAGCCTTCGTCCTTCGCGCCGACGACCTTGATGCGGCGCATGTGATCGCCTGCATCGTCCCGCCAGAATATGTCCAGCGATCCGCTCTGCCGATTGTAGTGGTAGTTCTCCTCTCCGATGGTATCGAACAAGTCGTTGAGCACGTTGTCGTAGATCGTGTCTTTGGACACACCCGTCATGAGAAGTAGCCCCGGAGGCCCCGTCATGATGTAGTTGAGCCATTTTGGAATCATAGCGACGGTCTTACCGCTGCGGACGCTTCCCTCGAGGATGTTGATGAAGGCGTCCTCTGCGATCGACTTGTCGATAAAGTCAAGCGCCTTTCCGCCCCAGTCGCGAAACTCCATTACTTCGTTCTCCTCTCATGCGCCTTCTGCAGGCTATGCACAAGCTGCATCATCGTGGATTGCTCCGGCTCTTCCAGCGCTACGATAGGTCCTCCTTTCGAGGTTCCGCCTCTGCTGACCTCAGCAGCCTCTAGACGTGCCTGGCGTTCGAGCTCTATGCCTTGCGCGAGGTAGTCGAGAATATTCCGAGCAGATAGGCTCTGGTCATCCAGCCGCAGGAGAGCTGTCATCGCCTTTTTCTGCAGTGCCTGTGCCATCGTCATGTGGTCTTTGAGCATCTTGCGGACGGCTTCGCGCGTCTCCTCCATGCTGATGCGCTGCAGCTCGTTATCGTATGCCCGTGCCCGCTCTACCCAGTCCCACGTGAAGCTCCATCGCTCCATCAATTTCAGCGATTTTCCTAACTTTTCCGCAACACTCGCCAGACGTCGTTTTTTCTTTTCGCCCTCTGTTTCATGGCCCATGTTTCGGTAGAGCAAAAACGCCTCGTAGGCGACCGAAGATTCACCCTCCTGGCGTTCCCATGGCTCCTGCTCGTTCGATATCTTCTTGCTCATGCATCAACGTCACCTCCTGCGGCGGTCTCCATGACCTCGTCCAGCGACATTGACACTCCATCCCTCTCTACGGTGACAGTCTGCTTGCCACTGGTATCAATGTACCGACGGATGATGGCGTCAACGTACCGTGGATCCAGCTCCGTTGTGTAGCAAATACGGCCGGTCATCTCCGCCGCAATCAGTGTTGACCCGCTGCCGCCGAAGAAATCTATCACGAGATCACCTGCTTCGGTGCTGTTCGTAATGGCGCGAATTGGAAGCTCGACAGGCTTCTGCGTCGGGTGCACGGTCTTGCTGTCTTTATCAACTTTCCATACTGTGCTTTCTGAACCAGGCTCAAAAAGGCACACGCTTCGCCCCTTGCTTAACCTGATATAACGCAATTTCTTCCCTTTTGGGGGCTTTTCAGAAAGATATAATTTGTGCCCCTCCGAATCCTTAAGAACGACTCCACCTGAGAGCGTTGTCGCCGTTCCGTCTGCGTCCCTTAAAATGACGTTCCACGACGTGACCTGTGAACGATCGCCACACCATTTTGCCTTTTGTCCCGCTTTTTCAGCGTAAAAACACGGCTCATGCATCCATTGATAATCATTGTGACCAATAACAAAATTGTTCTTCACCCAGATGATGTACTGCTTCTCCATCAACCCCGCCGCAATCATGGCATCCTCGAAGTCGCGCCGTGTACTCGAAGCGTGCCAAATGTAGAAAGCGGCATCGTCAACCGTATATTTGACAAAGTTATGGAATGCAGGTGCAAGAAGATCTACGAGAGATTCTTCTCTCAGGTCATCGCCCTTAATCATTCCAAATTTATTTTCTCCTCTCCCACTCCCAACAAACGACACACCATACGGCGGGTCTGTATGCACGAGCTGCGCCTTGTGCCCGTCCATCAGTCGATCGATCGTCGCCGCGTCCGTTGCGCTGCCGCAGATGAGGCGGTGATTCCCGAGGTGCCACAGGTCCCCGAGCTGGGAGAACGGCTTGTAGTCATCATCTACCCCCGGCTCTACGTCTGCCTTGTCATCGACGGAATCATCTGCGCCTTCCATCGAGGCGATGATTCTCTGCAGGTCTTCCTCCGTGAATCCGGTCAGCTCTATTGGGATAGCGCCGGTATCCATCTCCTGCACCATGTCCATCAGCTTGCCCATATCGAGATCAGCAAGCTCTGCGATGCGGTTGTCCGCGATCAGGTCGGCGTGCTCCTCCTCCTCGCTTGCATAGTCTTGGTACTCCACGGGTGCGGACTTCCACCCCATTGCTGCTGCGGCCATCCTGCGTCCGTGTCCCTTTGTGATAAGGCCGCTGCGCTTGCTGACGGTGATTGGTGTGCGCCATCCAGTTGCTTGGATGATGTCTCCGAGCAGTCGCACCTGCTTTTTATTATGGTCGTTCGGGTTTCCGGGGTTCGGCCGAATATCTCCGAGCGTGACGATCTCATCATACGCGCAGAATACCGGCACACCATCCTCTGTTGTGCCGCGCGGCTCTGCTGGCGACTTGTAGTCGATCAAAGCCACTCCTCCTCTCTTTTGGGCAAAAGAAAAGCCCTCCGCCGGTCCGGCGAGGACTCTGCTCTCTGAAATTTTGACGATACCATCATACCACATTTACAGTCGAAAAACGCGCAGAAAGTGCGCAAAAATCTCGCAAAGAATCCGCAAAAAACACGCAAGAAACGCGCAAAAATTTCAGTGTTTGAATTATCCACAGATTACCCACAGTTTTCTAGGAAAACGAAGTCAAGGCTGCTCTGCCCCGTACCTGCGTCCGGAAACATCATCTGCGTTAATGTCTTGATCGCCTCCTGCGAGATGTACTGGCAGCTGCGCTCGCTGTATCCCGTCTCCTGCGCCACCTGATACCATCTTGCGCCGTCTATGAACTTCGCGCGCAGAATCGTCCTGTGTGCGTCTCCCATCAGATTGAGAGAGCTGTCAATCCGCCGCAGAAGCGTCTGTATGCGGAGATAATTCTCACGCAGGATCGGCAGACGTTCCTCCAGTTTCATACGGCGAACACAGGCGCGCTCCACCTCGGAGAGCTCATCGTATCCTCCTGCGGGCTCGTCCCCGTATTTTGAAATCTTGGCGTCACCAATGCTGCGGATTTGCTCCTCTACGCCATCGATCTCGATGCGGAGGCTGGCAAGCTGCCCTTGAAAGCGACGGTAATTCCGCAGGTATCCGTATACCGTCTTTTCGTAGTCGTTGTAGTTCCGCACCTGTTTCCCTCCGCTCATTTTACAGAATATTCACTTGCGTATATGGTGTTGAAAGTAAATTGACAGTTTTTCCTAAAAAACGCAAGTAATTAAACGAGATAGAGAGCGCGAATCGCTCCGCGCTCCTTGTATCCTACTCCGTTGATTACTCCAGCTCCCGCATCATGATCTCGATCCTCGGACGCTCATCGTACCACTTGCCGAGCACCCCGTAGCCGACGATCTGACTGTCGTCCTTGTACCACACGCCCTTGAGCGCATCCTCCACGCCCTTCAGCACGTTGGACACGTCCGGCTTTGTCACCGGGCGAATTTGCCCCGCCTTTGCCGCCTCGCGCTTGTACTTTGGCATCCCTTTCGGGATGGCGCGGAAGATGCGAAGAGAGAACTCAATAGCTCCCTCTACAGGTGCGCTCGGTGCGTGCTGCGCTGCAATCATCCGCACATAGCTCTTGTAGTCACGGCTCTTTGCGGGGTCATACGCCTTGACAAATCCGCCCTGCCGACTAAAGCGCGGACGCCCCTGCGCCACGGGCTCGCCGAGGACGACGGCCGTGTAGATGCTCAAAACGGAATATCAGCGTCAGGGACTGCGCTGCTCCCATCAAACATGCCCTGCTGCTCCGGAGGTGCGGCGGAACTTGTGCCGCCGCCTTTGCTGTCGCAGAACTCCATGTTATTGACCACGACCTCTGTCACATAGCGTTTCGTTCCGTCGTTGGCGTCATAGCTGCGCGTCTGGATGCGTCCCTCGACGGCAATCTTCTTTCCCTTCGTGCAGTACTGGCTGATTACCTCAGCCGTCTTCTCCCATGCGACGCACTGAATGAAGTCCGCCTGCTGGTTCCCATCCGAGCTCTTTCGGCGGTCAATCGCAAGCGTGAAATTCGCGCACGCTTTCCCGCTCTGCGTGTATCTTACCTCTGGATCGCGCGTCAGACGTCCAATGCCTACGAAATGGTTCATTTGCGTTCCTCCTCTACAGGCTTTCCTGTTTGCAGATCATAGAGAACGTCTTTTTTTCCTGTCGGAACATAAATCCAACTTTTTATCCCATGCTCCTTAGCCCATTTCACAAGTGCATCTGTCAGTGCGTCATACAAAGACTCTCGTGCTTCATCCGGAACAACCTCGTCATATTCCCCGTAGTAGCCGGTACATGCAATATCTACTGCACATTGTAGATTTTTTATAACACGGTCATACCAGACAACCGGTACATACTCTTCGTCCTCACCGATATACACCTTCTCTTCCGCTGAATAACGCTCTCTTGCAGATGCAAGAGCTGCCTCAACACTATCGAATACTTTACTATACCCATCATCCCGAAAATGAATATAACGATATTTCTTACTCACGATCTCCACTCCTTCATCATGTTTTTCGCATAGATAATTGTCATTTTTCCCGTTTTTTGTTGATATTCGATGCTTTCAAACGCATTTTTGCGGTTGAAGTTGTTGTTCCTCCGGAAATTTCATAAAGCACAACCAAATTGCCTTACCGCGCCGATGCCCAAAGAGTGGCTGCACCGGGAGAAGCTTCAGAACATCCGCCGTAGAAATCTGATCCTCCGACCATTTGAAGATCAGCACACCGTAGTCCATCAAGACTCGCATGCACTCCTCGAATCCTCGACGCAGGTCATCTTGCCATGTGTTTTCGAGGACACCGTACTTGATGCCGAGCCATGAACTCTTTCCAGCTCTGCACAGGTGCGGTGGGTCAAAGACTACAAGACGGAAGCTCTCGTCTGGGAACGGAATCTCTCGGAAGTCAGCGATCAGGTCTGGCCGTACCTCAAACCGCCGTCCATCACACAAGGTCTTTCCCATGCTCCGGTTATCCATGAACACTGCCGCCGGATGCTCTTTGTCAAACCAGAACATTCGCGATCCGCAGCATGCGTCAAGAATCTGCTTCATTTCTCACCATCTCCGGATTCGCATAGATGTTCCCGATCACCTCATAATACACTGTTGTCCCTTGATTCAGCGCCGGGAACATTTTACATAGATCCACTGCATCAGCTGCATCAGCAACAAATCCGCACTTTGCATCGCTCCACCGAATTACATAATTCACCTTTCTTTTCCCACGAATCACATCACCCTCGTAAATTTCGACGCCGTTCTTGTCCTTCGCGCCGATGTATTGCATCAGATGATCGGTATCGATAATCCCCTGTGTTCCCGATTTTGGAAACCGACAAAAGAGTTTAGATTGTGAGCCTTGAAAGTCTGCAACTATCACAGGGCACATCTGTTTTTCTATCCAATCCCATGCCCTGAATTTTATCTCACGCATTTTATGTCTCCTCCTCGACATACTCATGCTTGTCTGCATCGTAGAAGAACACGGGGATGTGATACTCTCGGGCGTATGCGAGCTCGATCATGCATCCCTTGCTGGCTCGGTAGTCCCCTGTCATTGTGACCGCGCCGCACTTGTCCAGAAGTTTGAGGCAATAGCCCATGATGGTATCGTACTCCATTCCTGTCAGTGCCTTGAATTGCGCGATAGGGTTGATGTAGAGCGTCTTCGGAAACTTCTCCTGCAGCTCTCTCTGGATTGCCTCTGCCGCTGCTCGATTCTTCTCCTCGTCCCCGCTGAACGGATGGGACAGATAGTGCATCAACATTGTTTTTCACGCTCCTCGAAATAGAATTTGACGGGCTTGCCTGTGATCCGCACAAGTCCATGTGCGAGCGCAAGCCGAAACGTCAACAGCTTTTCCAGTCGCCCGGGGATAAGGCTAAGCTGTTCGCGCAAGCCCTCAACGCTCATGGTCGACTTGTAGAAATTGCACTGCCGGCACGCGGGGCGATAGTTCGCCATCTCATCCTCGCCCCCGAGATAGACCGCCTGCACATGGTCGACCTGCATTTCTGTGATGTCGATCTCCCTGCCGCAGTAGGCGCAGTGACCGCCGTACATTTCGTAGACCCGCGTCCGCATATCCTTCGACAGGGCTTTCCTTCTGCGCGCCCCTGTGATTCTAGGTCTTGTCTCCCGCATCACGTTCCCAATCGCCTCCCGCGCCGTCGGGTCGGGCTTCTTGCACGGATGATACTCGTCCATATCGTAACCTCCTCTCAAACGCTGCTCTCGTCCATCCGCAGACCAAATAACGTGATCTGCGCATCGTCATCTCGCAGTCTGTTATCCTCGCCAAGCCACCACTTCATAACCTCGGCGCCCGTCTCCCACTGCGTCGGCAAACCGTCCGCGCGGCGCTTGTCAAGCATCCTCTGGAATGCCGCCTCGTAGGCTTTGGCGTACTGCGGCCAGCGCTCCGCGTCATGTATCATGCCTTTTGGACCTTGATAGGGACACATAATGCATCCGAGACGCTTATATCCCTCATCGTAGAGGGAGCAATACGGCACGTTGTAAGTATGGATGTACTCCCACACATCCGAATCCGACCAGTCAATGATCGGGTGGAGGTACCGCTTTCCACTGTGCACATTACATGTCTCAACCATCTGCCGTTTGGCGCGTTTGGCAGATTCGGCGTGTCGCACTCCGGTCACGACAAACCGCTTTGCCCCGCCACTCTCTTTGAGGTACTGACAGCAATACCGCACCCGCCTTGTTGGCGGCATCCGCTTTTCGGGGATGAGCTGCCACATCGACTTTTCGGGCACGTTGCGCCCCTCCCACGCCTCGGGATACGAGCGGCGGATGAACTGCACCAATTCCGGCGGGTCAACCGTTGTGACGTTGTAGTGCGCATCGTATTTGACGCCCGCTCGCTTGCATAGGTCAAGCACGGCACAGCTATCTTTCCCCCCCGAGAATGCGACATAGTACCCTTCGGGTGGCTGATGCAGACGGAGGCGGTTCATGGCAACTTGCACTTTGTCGAATTCGCCAAAAAGGGTCTGTTCTTTCAGCACCCCGCCACCTCCTCAGAAATACCCGCGTGCCTTGTTCTTCTCGTTCACAAGCCGCTGCACTTCACTGCGCATCTCCTCGTCATAGCCGAGTGCATCAAGCCATGAGACGCATACCGTTATAACGTCTGTGAGTTCTTCTGCAAGGCGTCCCCGCACATCCGCCTCGTCACGCTTTTCGCAGCGCAAGCAAAAAAGTTCTGCCGCCTCATGCGATACCTCAGAAGCCTCCTCAGACAATTTCATGATCCACGCCGTTATTGACGCATCACGAAACTTCGTACACGGCTGCGGCTTTGTCATATCAATATTCTGTCCTCCCGGTGCCACAAGCAAAGAGTCTACGCATTCTCTTGCTTTCCGAAGCCAAAGAACCATTTCCTCCCACGGTTTATCAGTTTCATAGCTACCTTCCATGTGGCAACGATCAATGTCTTTCGCTTTTTCCTCGACGATCTTTGCAATATCCGTGAGGCATTTTGCCCGTTCTTCTGCGCCCATCTCAGCACGCTCCTCTCTGTCAAAAACAGCATATATCTCTCTCGCGCCTTATATCACTCGTCATGGCTTATAGCTTGTTTGCCTTGTTCCTGCTTCCGCAACCATTCAAAGTATTCCGCTTCATCCTCCGCTTCCTCCTCCCTCGAGTAAAAGCAATCTTCACAGACAAACCCATATATACTGCTCGGCTCTAGCTCTCTTTCAGGCACATACCTTTTGCAGCAACCACATTTTTCAAGCGCCATCTCAGCACGCTCCTTTCATTCTCCAATCGGCGGCCTGAATGTTGACCGGTACTGTCATCTCTGAGAGCCGGCTCACGATGCGCTGCCCGAATATGGCCTCTAACTCCTTGCCTCCGCAGTTGGTAGTGATGACCGTCGGGAGCATGTGCTCGTAGCGGTGATTGATCAGCACGTAGATCAGCTCCGGCACCCACGGTTTTGGATCCTCAGCTCCGAGATCGTCAAGGACAAGTACCGCTGCATCTTTTGCGGCTGTCAAAAGCTCATCTGCCTTGCCATCTCGGAGGCTGAAACTTGCCCGCATTTTGGCGAGCAGGTCAGGGACTACCACGAATATCCCGGGGATTCCCGCCTCTGCGATTTCGCGCAGAATCGACACCGCTAGGTGTGTCTTTCCGGTCCCACACCCGCCTTTCAGGAGAATTCCCGGCGTCTTTGGATCGACCTTGACGCTCTCACAAAACCGCTTGCACGCTATGAGTGCATGTCTTGTGTCTGGCGTCTGGCGAAACGTCGCGAAGCTGCGCGATCGGAACCGCTCACCAATACCGCTGCTCCCCATGAGTTTCGCGATCCGCTTCTGCTCCTGCTGCGCTTTGTGTTTAGGGCAAACCGGAACGCAGGAGAGAAATGCATTGTGGTATCTGAGATTCTGGAACTCCTGCCCGTTGTATCTGCACTCATGGCAATCATCCACTCGATACGGGCAAGCTGCACAAGCTGCATCATGCGCTTGTTTGATCTGCTCCGCCTCTGCTGCCAAGAGAAGCGCTCGTCCGCTGCGGATCGCCTCTCTCGGTGCTCCAATCGTCCGCAGAATCTCTTTCCTCCGGGGGCGTGCTGCCCAGATCATCTGAGCCTCTCTTGACCGTATCTCCGTCAAGGTATGCAGCATACGCGGATTTCTCCGCGCCATCTCCTGCCATGTGCTCTTGACCGCTGTTAATGCCATGTTGTGTCCCGCCTTTCTTTCGCTCTGCCTTGAATCCGTCCCGCTTCCATCGCTCGAGAATCGCCGTGATGTAGCGCAGACTGCGCCCGTTGGAGAGGGCTGCCTCCTCGATTGCTGATGTCATCCAGAGAGGGCCGTACTCATCCGTGAGGTCAATGATCCTGTCTCGCTCGATCTCTCCCGTGATTGGGTGGATGTTGTCCGAGAATGCTCTGAATACTGCTCCATGATCCGGTCCGTCTTTATCTTGAGGATCATCGCGCGTACGCGCGTTAGCTGCAGCAGCATATACTATCCTATCCTTACCTATCCTATCCTTACCTATCCTATGCGGTCCCATTTGCGTCCCATGGTTGTCCATTGGTTGTCCATGGGACGTCCCATTTGCGTCCCGCGGTTGTCCCGTTTGTGTCCCATGGTTGTCCTGTACGATGTCGGGACGCACTCTGTCAGCCCTCTGACGCGGCTCTATCAGCGGGGTTTCGGGCATGACCTGCAAAAGTAAATCCTTGTAGATGCTGTTGACTTTGCGGTCTGCCCGTATCTTATTGTTCTCCTGCCAGTCTAGGATATAAGTCACTAAATCCTCGTTGAGTACTTTGACAAAGCCCTTTGCGGCGAGGAGCCTCAGATCATCTTCCGATGCGTTGACCATCTGCATGATTGGGTATGCCTCGACGATGCCGTCATCATCCGCTGCCATGCCGAGGTGGAAGTAGATCGCTTGTGTTGACCCCGGCATGCGGAGGAATCTTGCCGAACCGATCACCCGCTTCGAGAACATTCTGCGTTCGGCCATGTTTTATGCCCCCAATCTGACGAGTGCACCTCTTTGGTTATGCTCTGCAATCTGAGCCGGCTGTGCATCCTCCGGTGTCATATTGCGAGGCTCGCGCTTATCGTCTGCATCCTCATCCTCGTCAAAAAGATTGCCCTGTCCTCTGTGTCCGAGCAGGTAACGCAGCGCCTCATCCTGTAAATCCTTGAGATTGCTGGCGGCAACAAGGCTAAACGCCCTTGAGGAAGATGATCCTGTATCGCCCGGAATACTGAAGATCGGCGTGTTGATGGCTGTTGTCGCGCCTGAACCCGGCATCTTGTAGTTGCACATGATGACCGCATCCGTACCGCCCTCCGAATGGGAATAGGCTACGCCCGTCGGGATGATGCGCTCTGCGTACTGTCCTGGGTCAAGCTCGAGAATCTCGCAGACGTCGATCTTGAGGCGAGAAAGAACCTCCCAAAACGAAGGCTCCGGCTCTTCCTGAAATTTCGACGTGTGGCTGCTGATATGCCCGTCTTTGTCCTTTTTCTGGTAATCAAGGATGAGTTTCCCGCCGTGAATTTTGATTTTCTTGAATGTGTACTCCATGATGTTTTTCCTCCTTATGCGATGTAAACTTCGGCGCCTGTCTCCTGCTGAACTTGGCGTTTGAATGCCTCTGCGTCGCTGTTGCCATCTGAGAGATGCAGAAGGTAAATCTGCCGCACCTTACTCATGTCATTTGCTTGCAGAAGATCGAGAAGGGTCTCGATGCTCATGTGCGTTTGGATGACGCGCTCTGCCAAATAAAGCGGGATCCGCTCATGCTTGGCGTTGTCAATGATGATCTCCTGCGCGTAGTTGGCCTCAATCATGATGTGCGTGAGGCCTGTGAATGTGTATCTCACATATGCGCTGTCTGTGATGTAGACGAGCTTTTCACCCGTCTCCACCGATGTTGCTTGGTATCCGTAGCATGGTACATCATGCTCTGCCTCAAAGGGCAGGATCCGGAATGTGCCGATGGTATGCTCCTGTAATGGTGCCAAGGCCCGTACTCCCTTATGGATCTCTGCAACGTCATCGTTGCTGTAGACCCTGATTCCGCGCTGCAGGAGCTTTGGGATTGCCATTGCGTGATCGCCGTGCCGGTGTGTTACAAGGCAGCCGTCAATGCTGCTCGTCCGAAAGCCGCACCCGATCTGGATGCGTTTGAACGGAATGCCCGCGTCAAGGAGCAGGTGTGTCTTGCCATCCCCGATAAGGTAGGCATTACCGCTACTCCCCGACGCAATGATCTTGATGTCCATGATCAGAAGCTAATCCCTTCGAGCGGATCAGCTTCCGGCGGTGCAGAAGTTTCCTCCGGGGCCGCTCCCTCCGCATCAATTGTCTGCGCTTCTGTAGCTTCCTCGAGCGGCGTCACGTTCTGCTCGACCGGGCGTTCGTACTCCTTGTCTGCACTGAGCGCCGTTGCAAGCCCTGCTCCCTGCATCTCAATGCTCATGATGCCGTACTTGCTAATGAGGCGGCGGATGACCGTCTTGAGCCCCATCGCGTCGAAGTTTGTTTTCCAGACGCTGGAGGATCGCGAGAAACTCTTTGAGAATGTCTGCGCGTGCCGCAGCATTTCCTCTTTGGTCATGTAGACCATCTTCGAGAAACCGTTGATGAGCTCGAAGTAGGCGACATAGCCGACCACCTTGTCGCTCTTCTTCGTCCCGCGGATGATCTCACCCGTGATAAAGTCCACGCCCTCAACCTGTCCCTCGTAGACCACAGAAGCGTTGATTGTCTTGTACTGCCCGGTGCGCATCGCCAGCTGGATATACCCCTTATACCCCATCTGGAACTGTGCTTCTTTGCCGTAAGGGATGATATACGCAAAGCCGAGGTTCGGGTCGATGGGGAGCTTGAGCGTTGCAGCGGTCATTGCCGCGCTGATAACGGTTTTAGGGTCTGCTGCCGCAAGCTGCGGCGTGGACTTGACAAGACTGAGGATGCTCGTCACGAACGCCCCTGCCCCCTTGTCCAGTACCTCGCGAAACTTCTGCTTGATGTTCTCGCTCTCGACCCAGTTTTCAATGGTGAAAGCGTTTTCTGTGCGGGTTGTTACCGCCTTGCTGTTTGCCATGATGCTTCTCCTCCTATTCCTTGACCTCTACTCTGATTTCCTGATCTGCCGGTGAAACGATCAGCCGGATCATCTGCTCATCGACGGTGAGCGGCGTGCTGACGCTCTCGCCCTGATCCATGAGGATGGGCAGATGCACACCGTAGTGTCGTCCGAGCGTCGTCACAATGTCGAGCTTGGCATTGACCTGCGCGGCGTAGTTTGCGCTGCGGTACTCGACCCATGTGCCGTCCTTGCTCTCAACGGTCGGCTCGCAAATCTCGCGCAGCCCGCCGTTGATCTGATCGCGGAAGAGAACAAACCGAACGTAGCGGAAATGAGCGTTGATGCTGTCTGTCACCATCCGCGCCTTTGTCCGGACGAACTCCTCGCACAGGTGAATCCCATGCTCGAGGTATTCCATCTGTTCCGCCGCATGTTTGAGCTCCTGCTTGAGCTCTCCGACGCGCTTACGGCTGTCCTCGGAGGACTGCGCCTTCGCGATGCGAAGGTTGACCGCTGCGATCTCGTCCTTGACGCTCTGGATGTCGCGGTCATAGGCGTTCATCGTGCCCTCTGTCGTGCTCTGTCCGAGACGCTGACGGTTACGCAGTTCCTCCATGCGGGCGGTGATTTCTTTGTATTCCGCCGTCTCCTCGAAGGGCGGCGGTGTAGCAAGCTCTGACTTCCGCTCGTAGATGAGCTCATCGATATCCTCGATGTAGCTCTTTTTCGCCTCAATCTCCGCCACCTGTGCATCAATCTCTGCTGTGAGCGCGTCGATCTTGTCCTTGCTGCATGCTTGCCCCCGGCGGTTGATGTCCTCCTTCGCCGTAGATTTTTCTGCGTTAAACTCTGCACGCAGCTCCTCGATCTTTTCGGCCGGAAGCGGCTGATGGCAGGTTGGGCAAATCTCCGCCCCTGCGTCCCACTGCCGCGCCTGTACTGCCGCGTACTCCTCCATGAGTGCCTTACGCTGCTCCTGCATGCGTGTCATCTCTCGGAGATTGTCTTGATGTTTGCGATTGAGAGCGTCGAGCTTGTCTTGCACGCTGCGTTTTTCTGCGATCATGCAGTCAATCATCGCGTTGGTCTCTCGATTTGCCGCCATGCCCTGCTCGATGTATGCGGCACGCTTGGTCGCAAGGTCAACTTCAAGGCCCGCAAGGGCGGCGCGTGTTGCCTCCTGCTTTCCGTCCGGAGTGGAGAGGCTGCGCTTCTTTTCCTCAATGGAGGTTTTCTTTTCCTCCAATGAGCGGAGCTGCGCGTTCAGGGTCTCCACATCCTCGACATTCTCGGCGACGTTCTTGCTCGCCTCGTCAATGCGGGCCGGCAGGAGCTCGAGGTCTTTGTTGAGTTTGCTCCGCTGTTCAGCGGCGATCTTCTTCCATTGCTCGATGGTGTAGTTCTTATCACTCGTCCCCGGCATGATGAGGAACTGTTCGAGGTCGCGCAGCTCCTCGTTCGCGGCGAGAATACCCTCGTCGGTAAATTCCCCCGCCATCTCGAAGAGGATGCGGCGCTTCTCATCCGTCTTCATTGTGTCCGCGAAGTACCCGAGTACCATCAGCATCTTGACCCGTTCGAGGTCGGTGCCGCAGGCGTTCTCGAGGGTTTCTGTGTACTCCTTCTTTTTGGACTTTACGCCGTCAACGAAGTAATCCGTAACGTTGCCCGTGTACTCTTCGACCGCCGCGCCGCGCTTGCGGGTCCATTTTTCATAGAAATCCTTGGCGATGGTGATCCGCTGCCCGTCCGCAAGCTCGATCTCCATGCTCGCCTTGTGGTTGACACCGTGCGTCCCTGCGGTCTTCGGTGTAAAATCCGCTTCCTCCGTCGCAGGGCGGTCGATCAAGAGCCAGCAGATCGCGTTTGCGATGGTGGTCTTGCCCGTCCCGTTGGCGCCGTAGATGTCCGCGTCCTTGCCGTCAAAGTTGACGGTGAGATTCTTAATGCCGCGGAAGTTCTCAAGCGTCAGGCTGAGTATCTTCATTGCATTTCCTCCTGTTCCGTGATACAATCACGGTGTAGAATTTATTCTTCTGCGCCCTGTGCGGTTGCCGCCGCATCGGGCGCTTTTTCTCTTGCATCCAGCTCGTTATAGATCACCATATAGCCCAACGCCGCAGCATCGCGAATTGCATCTTCATGTAGTTTCTCTGCTTCTTCCCGCGAAGAAAGTCGAGGTGACACGATGATATCGCTTTCTTCGAGCTTCTTGAATGTTGTTACCCACCCATTCCCAAATTGTTCTCGAAACGTCTTTATGTAAATGCGCTTTTTCTTTCGAGCCAGAATGGTTATCCGTTTATGCCAATCGATCATTTCATCTCCTCCTCCATCTCATTCATCTTTCGCGCCGCCACAATCGCCTCATCCTGTGTGTCATAGAGACGAATGTAAACCTCCTCCACGCCGTCCACGATGCGGAATACGCGCCACATCGTCAGATTCTTCGTCACAAGGTCGCGACGCGGTTGCCATTTTGTCATTCCTCTTCCTCCTTCACCCAGTATGTCAGCGTCAGCCGATCTCCCGGGTACAGCATCCCTTTCCTATCGAGCAACCACGGATTCAGCTCCTCCATCCCCGATTTGTACTCGAGGATATAGCGCCTCGTCCCCGTGTTCTTCGCACAGTACGTCTCGGCGATGCCCCATATCGTATCGCCCGGGCGGACGGTGTAAGTCTCCTCCACCAGAACGGCCTTCTTGCCGTCGTCCCACGGATTCACCGCTCCCGAGCAGAGCGCAGCCGCCGCGACGAATGCACCGCCGATCAGGACAGGTGCCCAAAACTCACGCATTTTCTGCCACCTCCTTTCAGGCAATGATCCGTTTGCGCGGACGTCCACGCCGCCGTGTCATCTCGAGCTGCTCTGCATTCTCTACGATTTTCACGGCATGCTGCAGGTCTTTGTGAGAGACCGCCGTGTCCGCGATCCATTGCAGGAGTGGCCCCCGTGCGACCTTTATGGATGTCCCCACCCAGAAAGCCGGGAAGTCGTTCCTTCCGAGCTTTGCAGCGTGTGCCAGCGCACGGATTAACTCGATGCGAACACCGGTGTATGCGGCAGCCTCCTCGACGGTAAGGGCCGCCTTTTCCCAAATTGGAATCAGTTTTTCCATTTGGTCACCTCCTCACTTCGCGCTCGCCTTCCCCAGAAGGTAGGCTGCCGTGAGCGCCTCCTCGATCCCCCAGACGGAGACCTCGATGAAATCGAGGCTGTTGCTATTCTGCGGCTCGAAGTCCTCCCTCGCCTCCATTCCGACAAGTGTTTTCCGGGCAATCTCGAGAAGGGCTTCCTTCTCCTTGGTGCTGATTTCGTCCATCATTGTTTCTCCTCCTTACCTGCGTTTGTCGAGATAAATCTGAATCTCAAGTGCTACCGCCACAATCCGCTGAATGCCGCTCAACAGGTGCTCCATCTGCGGCACTTCCTCTGCCGAGAGCGTGCCGTCCTGCGCGATGCGCAGCAGCTCTTTGTCGGAATCCCTGATCTGCTCGAGCGCGTTCATGAACTTCACCGTGATGCGGTCGAGCTCACTTGCCTCCGCCCGTGGTACGGTTCTTTGCCCGATGGGGCAGCACTGTGAGCAGTGGTAGTTAAGAAGCTCCGGCGCGTGGTAGGTGTCTGCCATCAGTAGAACCTCCTCGGGGTACGGGTTCAGCGTCCCGATCTCGATGCGCTGCATCCGCTTTCGATCGATGCCCGTCTCCTCACTCGCGCCCTCGCGGCTGCTCAGGCGTTCGTTCTTCCCGGCTGCCGCCATGCGGGATAAATAGTACCTGCTGGATGCAGTTGACGGGGCTACTTTGGTCATAGTCTGCTTCACCTCCTTGGAGTAGGCTATTCTTGAATGATCTACATTCTCACAAATTAAATACAGGTATTTCCGTCATTCTCCTTCAAAAAATTAAGGTCAATGTTCAGAAGCACTGCAAGTCGCGAGAGCAGCTTAAGGCTGGGGGTGTACCGCCCCCGTTCTACGTCTGCATAATAAGCCCTAGACACACCAACAGCATCAGCGATCTGGTACTGTGTCATTCCAGACCGATCTCGTGCTTCCTTAATGACGGCTTCAATTCTTCCCATCAATATCACCCCCTCGATTCCTTGCATTTCCGTCGCCTTTTTTAGACTACAGTATTTCCGTCATTTTGTCAATAGTATTTCCGTCAAAAATGTTATATAATCAAAAAAGACGGAATAACCGCACAGCGAAAGGATCTTCTTTATGAGTATTGGAGCTAAAATCCGAGAGGCGCGAAAAGTGGCGGGATTAACACAGGTGGAGCTTGCTCAAAAAACAAGCTTGTCTCGCTCCTACATCGGAGATATTGAAAAAGATCGGTACAATCCAAGCCTTTCAACACTGGATTTAATTGCAAAAGCGACCGGGGTAGCTTTATCTGCTTTGGTAGATGGTGACGATGTAGCTACTCCTCCTGCTCCTCCTGCTTCACTTCCTCCACTCACACCAAAAGATGAGCGCCAAATCACACGTGATTTAGAAAACATGGTCGATTCGCTCAACGGCGCTGCAGCGATGAGCGACGATCCGGAGGATGAAGAGGATCGCGAGATGTTGAGAGCTGCTCTTCTGCACGCCATGACACTTTCAAAACGCATGGCAAAGAAAAAGTTCACGCCTAAAAAGTATCGTCACGAGGATTGAACCATGAGTCCGCGACAGGTTGCTATAGGGATAGCGGAACGTTACAACACAAACAATCCATTTGATATCGCTCGTGAGCGCAACATCGGGATCCTGTATGAGCCGATGAAAACGACCTACGGGTTTTATGTTCGGTATCGCAGATTTCAAAATATCATCTTGAATAATGCACTCTCCGAGGAGCTGCAGCGATTTGTCTGCGCTCACGAACTTGCGCACTCGATTCTGCATGCCGATCTCAACGTGCCAAAACTCACACGCTATACGCTCTTCTCGCGAGACAAGTTCGAGGTGCAGGCAAATACTTTTGCTGTTGAACTGCTCCTGCCGGATGAATTGCTTCGCGAGTATGAAGGCTGCTCAATCTATCAGCTGTCGGCATCGATTGGCGTTCCGCAGGAGTTTGTCGATCTCAAGCGAATAGATCGTTGA